TCCGTGAGGTCTCTCAGTGTTTGGCGATACATCTGCCAAGCACTTCTTTGTTCTGCGGTAAGCGGTGAATCTGTAACCTGTGTCCAGTCGCTCATTTTTAATCGACCATCTCTTATAGTGCGAACAGAAAACCACATCTCAGCTAAAGCTTCTGCGTCTGTCTGAACTATTTCCACAAACTCCCCATCGACGAGTTTGTGTGTGGCGTCACTCCAGTCGCCCGTGTTCACATACGCAGTCGTGCCTTGTGGAACCAAATTAAAATCGCAATCCTGACATATGCCAGTACCAATAATTATTCCAGTCGCGTCATCAACAATTGCCCGATTGATCATTTCTTCACCTCTAGAGTAGAGATAGTCCGATCAGCGTAATTACCATATTCATCCTGAACGTAGGCTTGGAGCGTGTATGTCCGAGATCCACTAGAGGTGTTCGTATCTAAAAAGTTAAAAGGAATGATAAAAAGGTCTGGAGTAGGTCGGACTGCTTTTGACTGAGAGGTAAACAACACGGTCGATCCTCGGCGCAAACGGAACCGCATTAACGCCTGGTCATTGTGAGATCTAACAGCAAAGCTGCCAGATATTAAGACCGGAGCACCACTATACGTCCCCGTCAAAGTTTGGATTGTGCTAAAGGTCGTGTTGTTACTGCTACTAGCGATTGCAATATTGGCACTTGTCGTTATAGCGTTGGGGAACGTCACCGCTTGGTCTTGAATTTTAAGTGTCGAGACCGCTAGGTTTTGAATCTTTGCGTTACCAACACCAAGGTCTTTGATAATGACCGTGGGGATGCCGTTAATGTTCTGTGAAGCAATGGTCGAGTTGTCTAGTCTCAGCTTAGAGGCATCAATAGTGTTGGCGGCTATACGCGCAGCCGCAATAGAACCTGCTGTGATTTTATCCGCATTCAACGCGCCTATTTTTGCGTTGGCAATTGACCCGTTCTTAATGAACGCATCAGCCATGTAAACACCGGCGGGAACTGACTCACCATTCAGTGTAGTAGCGCTGGCCTGCACGACAAAAGGTACTGTTGCAGTAGCACTGCTAGTTGCACCTCTCATAAGCGCAAAGCGATCTGCGTTGACTATGAACTCAGACTCGTTAACCCCTAAAGATGTTGTAGTATTTGCTAAACCAAAACCTGCAACAGCGCCATTCGCGTCAATCTTAACCGTGTACTGCCCTTCTAGGTCACCAATGTCACTGGCGTTAGCTGAGTATGCTTGCTCAACAGTCACTCCAGTGCCGCCTGTGTTGTTCAATCTAGCAGTCAACCCGTTGACTGTAGACGCCGCCGCCGTCGCAGAACCACTGGCAGATGTTGCGGAACTCGCAGCACTTACACTAAATGCTGAAGCGGCGGCTTTCGCGGACTCAGCGGCAGTTTTTGCTGATTCTGAAGCAGCAGCAGAATTACCTGACGCAGTTTCAGATGCGCTCGCATTGCTTTCACTTTGAGAGGAAGCTGCGGCGCTAGCTACGGCACCAGCTTTCGCTGTGTCTGCCGCAACTCTCGATACTTCGCTTGCAGTCGCCGAAGCTTCAGAATCATCCGCGAAAGAACTTGCGTTACTCGCGCTTGTGGCAGCGGCTCCAGCGCTCGCGCCAGCATTATTTTTCGCAGTAGTTGCAAGTACAGCTTGAGCAGATGCAGTTGCCGCCGATCCAGCAGCACTTGTCGCAGAGGCAGCACTTTGACCCGCAGAAGTGCTTGCAGAAGCGCGACTTGTGTCGGCATTTGTTTCTGCGATTTCGGCATTATCTTTAGCAGTTTCGGCATTACTTTGGGCTAACAGAGCCGCTGTCTTTGCAGCTATTGCCTCAGCCGCATCAGACGCCGCTGCCGCCGCAGCAGTTGCAACACCAGTAATATCTGAGCTTAGACTTTGCGATAATTGGCTATCTGTGATCGCGCCGGTTAATACTCCCAGCAAATGATTTACATCAGGAGCAGTTGAAGCCGCCGTCCCCGCCGCTGCGTTAAAAGGCCCAGCAATACTGTCCGTGTTTACGTGCCGAACCCAGTAATACCTTGTCGCACCGGAGCCAACTGGGTCTACAAATATACGCCCTGACTGAATTCCAAGTAATGTGGCATCACCAATAGAATCACTAGTGTGGCTGTGAACCTCAGTGTGTGAATGGTTTGAGTAAGCTGGGTAATCCCACCCCAAGTTTATCTGACTGTAGGCACCGTTAGCTTGAAAACCTGTAGGCGCTGGTGGCACAGCTAAATCTGGAAGCCTGCCGCCCGGTTGTACAAAACCTACGTTGCCTGACCTGTTTGGGTCAAAGGGATTAGACCTTAGTTCTTGGGCAAGGCCACTGTCTATTAGTTCCCGTAAAGTAACAGCCCGGTCACGAGGATCGCCCCGCCTACCCAGCCGAATGTTGGTGACCTGTTCAAGTGTTTCTAAATATCGGCGCATCTCAGGTGACGCACTTGCAGGAACCTTTGGAAACGCAGGTACTTTAGTTGGGTCGTTTGTTCTTATGTTGCTATTACTGCCCACGGATCTCGTCCATGCTCTGGGCCAAACAGATCTCGTTAATGGACACCGCGCCACTTACCTCAACTTCCCATTCAGAAGCAACTGCCGAAGGTAACCGCATTATCGGCTCACGCAAAGTACCGTTGCTAATACCAGAAGGCGTAGTTGTAGCTTGTGTGTAAACGCCTGATGACTCAGACAATGTGTAATTAGAAATCAATGCCCCGTCGCCGTAGACCTTTACAGTCACTGGATACGCTTCAGCGTGAACAGAAACCCAAGCCATTGAAACAGGAGCTGGCGTAACAAACTTCTTTGTCTTAAATGTGAGCGTATTGTTAGAAGCCCCGCCTCTGTACTTGCGGATCTTGTTACCTTCTATAACAAACAGCTGACCTGACTTTGGGTCTTCAAAACCGCCGCGCACTTCTGCGGACAAAGTTATGGTCGAGAACGAAGCTTCACTGGCCCTTGGATCATAGACCCAGCCCCCTAGAGAACCGCCATTGTTATAGAACGCGACGTAAGTGCCTTCATGTCTAAATGCCCTTATAAGAGTGGGATGAAAGCTAGTAGACCACTGATCAACGGAAATTAGACCACGAGAAACCACCTCTCCTGTAGACCCTGACACTGCAACCAACCCATCAGGCGCTGCATACAAAACAAACTCGCCCATGTCCACAACCGAGTTTTTGTTAACGCAGGCTTGTGCTAGGTCAATTCTTATTGGTGTCAGAGCTGCTGGGTCAGTGCCAGTTATAAAGTATGGCGTACCGTCAGTCAGCGCCACGACTCCGTTGCCTGTGGCGGCAATGTCTACAATGTCTTCTTCAAGCGTAATGCGGTAGTCGATAGGCCAAGCGTGTGGCAGGTATGGCTCAGATAGACAAAACCGCTTACCAGAGAACCCTGCCATCACACCGTTGCCCACAGCAGTTAGCCCAAGCATCGGGCCGTCTGGGTACAAGCTGGTGTTGTCATCTGGGGGGCCAATCCAACTGCCAGACGGTAAGACCTCACTTAGCGCGGAGGACTTAACAGTGTCTGCATACGAAGTTGTAGCAAAAGCAACCTCCGCCACAAACTGAAAGTCTGTGAACTGAGAACCAGTGTTTGATCTGTATATGCGCTTCTTAGCTGTTGAGCTGAAAAAGTAATTACCACTTGGGTTATTACCCGTGGGCATAGAAACAGTCACTGTCTCTGTGCTGGTCACATCCAAAGTGGTGCTGGCTAAACTAGGTGGCCCCTCTTCACCTAAGCTAGTGACTAAAGTGTAAACATACGCCCTAGTCTCAGGTGTTTCGGTTGCGGTAACCGTACCGCTTTGAGCAATCGAAGGAGCGTTACTAGGAGCAGGTACACCTAAACGATATGTTGTTACGGGGTAACCGCTGCTGCCCGAAACCATAGAAGCTACTGTACCTACGCGGGGGTAGTCGTCGCCTGTAAAGTACAACCGCTCATTGGTGTCATTGGGTATCGGCCCAGCTACTACATCAACGCCGTCTTCTGACCACTCCAGCCAGTTAGTGTCGCGGTAGTAATAAATAGAGCGGCGAGCGCCGTTCTGCAATGTGTAAGTGTCTGTGTTGGTCTTTGTTGGAGTTAACCTGCCAGACTCAAAGTCTATGTTCTGAGCTATTTGACCGAACTGATCGGCTATCAAGCGCGGGGCTACTCCAGGTGCTATGCCTGAGAAACGGTCGCGTTTAAAGTAAGCCATCTATCACCTCATTAATAAAGCCCAGATCACCCCTGCCATCCCGCTAACCAGAGCCATCGCTGCAATAAACATATTTTTATTTAGCTGTAGCAGTGCAGCTTCTATCTTTTCGAGACGGTTAAAAATGGTCTTCGACCGCTCTTCGCACATGGCCTCATGAGAGGCCAAGCGCTGAGTTGCTTCTGTGTACCTTGCGTCACTCTGCGATGGGATCGACATCTACTGCTGCCTCTTCCTTGACCGATGCCGAAACCATATTAGCGAGTGATTGAACTGCCACTTCAGAAATAGTTGCCTTTCGTCTAGCAGCTAACATGTCCTGCTGAGCTTCTTGATGTAAAGCCAAAAGCTCTTTACTTTTGTCCGTCAAAGATTCGATCTCGTAGCTAACGTCATCGATTGTAATTGTCGGTTTCCCGTCTTGGTTATCCATTAAACTCTCCTAGTTTTGAGCAAGTAATATTAGCATCAGTACTATTAATAGGCGATAGCAATTTACTCAGATCCAACCGGCAAA